TTGCATTATGTTCTGGAGATATATGTCTTCCCACTGAAACAGTTGTTCCCTTCTTAAAATGCGTCTTTCCAGTATTAGATTGTTTGTGCCCTTTCTTAAAAGAACCCTTATGTATTTTACCTACATGAGCTTTCTTCATTTTTTCTCTATAAGCTGTGTCATTCCATAGTTCTTTAGTTTTTTCTCCTCTAGCCATATGTTTATTTATTAATTGGAGTTAAAATTTCGTGAATTATATTTGTCCATTTCAGTTTGCGTCTATCGTAGGCTTTGCAGTGAATAAATTTAATAGCTTCGGCTCCATAAATATCATGAGAAAAAACAAAGTTATATTCTAGTTGCTCTGCTCCATTATCTATTTCTCCCTGAATAATATCTATATCAAGCTTAGTGAATATCTCGTCACAGTCAGGCATCCAGATAAAGTCGTTAGATGACATTTTAGATGCGTAATTACGAGCAGAGGCAAAGTCGAATAACTTATCTCCTTCATTTACTACAAGGGCTTCTTTATCTACTACGAATCTATCATTCATTTTGTCTGCTTGCTCCTTGGAAATTACAGTAAGGAACTTAGACCCTACTTCCTCTACCTTAGCTCCCCAGGATCGAGCCACTTCAGCAGTTTTATCTGAACTGCCTGTATCTAAAACGCACACCTCTCCTCCCCTTGATTTAAACTCATCTAGAGACTTTAAAAGTCTAGGTAGTGTCTTCTCTTCATTCCGTGCAATACACACGAAACTGAATGTTGGTTTAATCATAATCTTATAATTATTACTTAGTTAATTTATCTAGTTTATTATCTATCTCATTAATTCTTTTTGTGAAAGAACCATATTCTTTAATCGCACAGTGTAAAATGGATACAGCCACGAAGCCTATCCAGCTGAACATTACTGATGCAGTAATATAGATTATATAAACAGATAATACGTGAGAAAAGCTAGTATCGCTTATATAGTCTAAAATACAAATTATTATACCGTATATAATTGGTATAGATATTAATATAAAAACTGCTACAACCATCCAGCCGAACCCCCACGATTCCATTGAATTAAAAAATATAAAAAACATTAAACCGATAAAGAGCCAAAATAGTATACCACTATCACGCATCTTTTTCCAGTTCTTCTTGATGCTCTTCTTAAATTTCCTTTTAAGTTCTTTCATATAATTAGTCTTCAAAGTTAGGAACCTTACCACCATTATTAGTTATGCAAGTTCCGATTAATGTTCTAGCTACTTTAAGTTTTGTCATAGCTACAGTAATCTCGTGGTCAGAAGAAGTTTTATAAGTCTTCATATCCTTTAGTGTGAGTATGTTTTTATGAACATCTGTAAATAGTCCTTCTAACCATTTAGCCATACCTTCTGGTGAACTTTTTGGTTTAACGGATTCTTTTTCAGTTGGTGTGTCAGTTGACTTAGATTTTAGAATGTCATCGTCACCTAGATTAAGAGTTTCTAGTTCTTCAGGTGCTACTAACGCATCCTTTTCGTCTATTGTAGTATCTACTACTAATGTAGCGTCGACTGTCTTATCTCCAATATCCTTCTCTACAATAAGCGATACTTCTTTAGTTTCATCTTTTTTAGCTGATGATGCTTTTTTAGCGTTTGCCATAATTTTTTATTGTTAATTTATTAAACTCTCTTTAGTAGGTCTCTTCCACTTTGTAGCGACCTTCACTATCCCCAGCTCATTAAATCTTCTCTCAAGACCGCAGGGGAAATAGTGTTCTTCTACGAAGCCCGTCCTTAAAGAGAAACGGGCTCCACACACTGCACAAACGAACTTCATATCTTTACTTTACGCTTGTTAAGCGATTAGTTATTTAGTAATTAGTACTACTTGCCTTATCTATACAAAAGAATCCACATCCGAAAAAAACAAATATCAGGAGAAACCCTGGTATCCAACCAGAGAATGCTAGTATGATGGCAATAAGTAACAATATTATATTTATAATAGCTAAGAAACTAAATAGATAATATAATAACTCTTGCTTAACTTTTTTTGTTTCATCGTCGTTTTCTATCTTTAGCATTGTTATCAGTTTTTTAAGTTTCATATATTTACTTTACACTTTTTAATTGCTTAATATTTATTTGTTTACCATTAACATAAATTTTATCAAACTCATCTAACGAAGCTTCCATTACTAAGAGGTATTCTACACCGAGTTTATCCTCCTTAACTTTTGTTGTTGTAGTTATAGAGAATATACCTTTTAGTCCTGACTCTCTTATTTCGTAGACTACTTTATACTTTTCCTTTTTAACTGCTTTCGCTCGGAAAAGTCTTTTATTACTTGTTGCCATATTTGTATCTTTTAATTATTTATATTCTGATATTAGTAAGAACCCAACATACAATAGGAAGCTTGCTACTAATATAGATAAGATGTTAATTAACTGACCCTGTTTAATCATTAACACAAGGAATCCGAATATACCTGCTATTCCTGTTAATAATGTTGATAGTCCAAAAACATACATTATGTTTGTTTCTAGTAAGCTTCTTTTTTTTGATGACATAAAGTTATTTGTTTTAGTTATTAAATTAGTTCCTCGAATGTTTCTCCGTAAAGTTCTATGTCGTTGTCCGACACTCTCCTTACCGGACTAGCTCTCCACGATATTCCTTGAGCTGAGTGGTAATCTTTGTTTATTTTAAAATGTTTCATAGTGCAGAATAAATCTGAAGCTCCATCTGGTGACCACTCAATCCACTTGGCCTTCTTACCACACAAGATACATCTTAATTCTTTTTTAGCGTTAGTCATAGTTTTAAAATTAATCTATTAGTCTATAAGATACGAACCCGTGTGCATCCTTGAAAGTAGATGACTCTATAGTCCCTTCATATGAGTACTTGCTCCTAAGGTGTCTAAGCTCCCATATTCTTGCGTGAGCTTGTGTTAGGAATAATGCTCTAACGAAATGTTGTCCGTTGACCCACATACCTCGGTTCTCTTCTAACACAGCTAAGATTTTTTCACACTGTGTAGGATTTTTAATTAATGCCATATTGGTTTTTGTTTAGTCCACTCGCTAGGTGGTGTTAATAAATGATACGTTGTTTGTTATCTTTTCTCATTAATGATTTCGATTACTTGATCGGTTGTTTTGCCCATATTGGTTTTGTTTAAATCCACTCGCTAGGTGGTGTTAATAAATTTTTTAGATTGCTGATTAACTAGACTCAGGGAAAAGATTCGTACTTCCTTATCGATACTGGACTCCTCCAATACCCTAGGGCAGTCCCCCAAATCTAATAAATCAGCAATCGTTAATGTGTAGAGGTTTAGATTGCTGATTAACAAGGCTCAGGTAAAAGATTTTTTAAGCTTTATCGATATTGTGTTATCTCCAATATCCTAAGCCAGTTATCCGAACCTAATTAATCAGCAATCGTTACTCTATTTAATTGTTAAGTTTCTTTTTCTAAAGTCTAGTTTATCTCCGTTAGTAAATGATACTCTTATTTTTCCGCTAGCACTGTTGAAGATGATGTTGTGTAATAGTAATAATTTATTAGTTCCTCTTTCGTGTGTTACTATTCTAGTACACTTTTTATTCTTCTGGTGTAGGCACCATTTATGTTCGCTCACTTTTGCTAGGTCCTCTTTGTCTATCTTTACTCTAGCGACCTCTACGGGTTCCTTATAGCCACTGTAGAGAACTAATACGCAATAGTTGTCTCTATGTATCACTTTGTTCTTATCGTATCGTGTACGGCTGTATACACGTCCGTTTCTTCTCACCTGAGAATAGTGTAAGAAGCAGTGTCCTTTTGCATAATACTTTCTTTTGCAATTAGCCACTCCGCATTTTTTTTCTTTTTCCATAATTTATTTATTGTTAATTAATTAGTTTTTTAAGTTCTGATTTTATTCTAGCACAAGTCCTTTTATATTGCAAGTATTCTTTTAATTGGTTTCTTTTTAAGCTCTGATTTCATTATAGCATAAGTTCGGAAAGATGCAACCCCCCTTAGCATAATTATTTAAGTTTTCTATCCTAATGCTAATATTAGCGTCATATAGAGTGTATTTTCTTCTCTATAATTGTATTTTGCAAGTATTAAAATAACCAAATTATTATTTTTAAAATAAAAAAAAAGTTTGCTGATGTGTACTTGTGGATAACTTTTCACACACCCAATAGACATAGGGGTTATATAGATGCAGATCGGGCCTTGCTATGTTTCCGAACTTGTGGTACTATTAAGAAGTACAATATAAAGATAAATAAATACGAACTTTAAAGTCGTATTTTACAGGGTGTTGACAGGTTCTGTGGGAATGCTATAATACTTACAGACCTAAAGAAATTATAAATAAATGAAAGAATAAATATATATGACAAAGTATCTTACGGCTAGGAACAACTTATACATTAATAGATGGCGAGCCGAGGTTTCGCCTCTCAACTGGTTTTACCTAGCCGTGGGACAGTTGACGTCATCTATTAGTCTATAAGTTTTTTTAATGCTAAAAAACGCTCAGAATGCTCCGTGGTGAGCTTTAAAACACAAATAGCTAGAATGGTTACATTGAGGTTCGATTCCTCTCCTAGCACTAATAAGTCTGCAGAGAACATAAGTTTGACCCGGTGGACTATAAATAATCGCGGGTCTCGCTGTGAGACGTCCTGCTCCTATTGGGTAAGATACAGTTAACATTAAGTCAATGCAGAAAGAAGTTTCCTTTCTGCCTTCGGAGACAATATAGAGCACCGAAGTAAAATGTTTGGCATCCAGGGAAAGAAACGTTTCGTAAGCGTCCCTGCAAGAAGCTCGTGAAGGATTAAAAGACACTAAGTCATTTGAAGTTCTTATTTCTCACACCCTATATATAATCTTTGTAGTGGTAAAACTAGAAGAGAACACTGCTCCCCAAACCTACAGCCATTTGGGTATGAACATTTTTAAGACGTCGTTTGAAGACACTCGGAAGTAAGACGTACTTAAAAGACACTCGGAAGTGACACACACAAAGACAACGCAGATCAGGGAAGTGAGAAATAAAGAATAGACACTAGTGAAAATGAAAAGCACTACTTACCTAAAAAAAAGGGTAATATGGCAATAATTGTGTGTTTTTTGCGTTTTTTACTAGGCAGGGTAGACGAAAATGTCTATGCAGAATTATGCTTTTTCAATGATTTAAAGGCTTTTTACTCTATTTGTTGGCTAGCGGTAGACGAAAATGTCTAGGTAGGGTAGACAAAAAAGACGAATAAACCGTTGGTGGTAAACCTGTTGATGGTAAAACCTATACATTCACACCATTAAACCTATACGTTGTGTTTAGCGTTTTATCGGGATTTATATTAGTTTTGTTTAGAAAGAATGATGTAATATTAGCTAATAATGGTAATATGTAACGCATTACAGTAACATTACGTAACGCATTACCGTATCCAGATAGATACAGTACCGTATCCAGATAGATACAGTAGGTGTGTCTGTAGAGACACATGTAACGCTTATGTAACGCATTACAGTACAGAGTTTTGCACTAGTCGGCAACCAAACGGCAACCAAACGGCAACCAAACGGCAACCAAACGGCAACCAAATAATTATTAATGTCAGAAACGAACTTAAGTTCGCTTTTGTATAAAAAGAATGAAAAAAGTAAATAAATCAAAATTAATAAAAACGTATGCAGTGACAAAGTTTGTTGTGGCCAGATCCGCAGCTGAAGCTATAAGAGTAGAGAATAAGTTTAAGGTAGATATGGTTATGTTGGATAGCACTCAGGCTATACCGAATGTAGACCTATTAGTTCCGGAACGAGCTGTAGCTACTCCTAGGGTATCTGCTATCGGGTTTATGGACACTCCAAATGTTTAGTGCGGACACAGAACAATCTATAAATAGGCTTAAAAACAAGCTAAAACGCAGGGATAAGCGTAATAGACGGTGTATGAAAGTTAATGGAGCGTCAGTTAAGCATCTGCAAAAAATAATTATGAAGTAAATATAATTAATTAATAATACAATACTATGTCACCAATTAAAACAAAAAGACAAGAATGCGAGGTATATTCACGCGTGACCGGATACCTAAGACCAGTTAAACAATGGAACGATGCCAAGCAGCAGGAATTTAAGAAACGCAAGATGTTCTCTGTTAAATCATAAAAATTATGATATTTTACGAACTTATGCTACTATATAGATAGTGGTTATACAGGTGTTGATTTTTATCGGGACTTGTGGTAATATATAAGTACTAATAGATGAAATGAAGAAGTAATAAAAAAATAGCATTATCATCTATTTTGTGCTATACTTTAATAAGTAGAGTATCTATGTTAAAAGACATAAGAGAAAAGAAGTTAAGAGAGTCTAAGGAGCAGTTAACTGCAGAGGAGGAATTGAAACAATTTAAGGAAGAGGCTAGTCTCTTTTACAATATAATAGGACGTGAATGTGAATGTGAATAACTTGTATGTTGGAGTGGCAAATTGGTTTTTGTTTCGCGTGGTTATTCTTAGTTTTATAAATTTCTAAGATTGCCACTTTAATATATAAATATACAAAAAAAGTTTTGTAACTTTAGTAATTAAAATTAGTTGACTGAAAAATTAGTCGACCACAATAATATGGCAGACGGAAGAAAAAACAACAAAGGAACACTCGGTAACAAAGGAGGTAGCAGTGCGGTAAATGACCGTGCTTTAGCTGCTGAGGTTCGTTCTCTTACACTAAATAAGATTAAGCAGATATTTCTACAAGTTCCAGTAGAGAGAACAGAAAAGGAATATGACTTGTATCAAGCGGTTCTATTAAGACTTGCTGGTAATGCACTACCTAGATTACAGTATGTGTCAGATGGTGAAGGAGAAGCTCTATTTCCGGTCCCTCTTTCAGAGCCTCAATTAACAGAACTATTGAAACGTAGGAAGGAAGCTAAGGATAAGGACGAAAAGCCCGCTACGGAGCCCACAGAGGCCGTAGGAGGCGTTGTAGCTAGTGTTGTCGGTGAAGATGAAGACACGGAAGAAGACACCGTCGAGCAGAAAGAAGCTTAACAAATAAAACATTAATTTTTAAGATTAAAAATAAATGACACCAGAAGAAGAAAAATTAATATATCAAGCAGGCAGAAGTAACTTAGTAGACTTTTCCATATTAACAAACCCGGCATATAAACCAGCGTGGATACACGAAGAGGTGGCCAGACAGTTAATGCGGATCGAGTCAGGGGAAATTAAAAGATTAATGTTATTTGTTCCTCCTAGGTATGGTAAATCAGAATTAGGTAGTATAAACTTTCCAGCTTACTTTTTAGGAAGACATCCGAAGAAGGAAGTAATAGTTTCTAGTTACTCCGCTGAGTTAGCACAAGATTTCGGTTATAAGACAAGGAACTTAGTAAACGAAAAGTCGTATCAAGATATTTTTGATACTAAGCTCCGGGAAGACAGTCAGTCTAAAGCGAAATGGTTAACACAGGAAGGTGGAGGCTATACATCGGTTGGTGTTGGTGGAGCTATAACAGGGCGTGGTGCAGATTTATTCCTAATTGATGACCCTTTAAAAAATAGAGAAGAAGCTGAGAGTAAGCTAATAAGAGATAAGGTATGGAATTGGTATACGTCAACAGCCTATACTCGATTAGAAAAAGACGCTGCAGTAGTTCTTATTATGACTAGGTGGCATCTAGATGATTTGGCTGGTAGGTTACTTAAAGCTCAAGCAGAAGGTGGAGAGCAATGGGAAGTGTTAGATTTTCCAGCTATAGCAACACACAAAGAAAAGTACAGAGACATAGGTGAACCGTTATGGCCAGAGAAATACGACCTTACTGCATTAGAAGCTACTAAGAAGACTGTAGGAACATACGATTGGTCAAGCTTATATCAACAAAATCCAGTATTAACAGAAAACCAAGAGTTTAAGCCAGCGTGGTTTAAAGAGAGAGAACAAGTTGAAGTAGATAATATACAAACAAGAAAATTTTTAACAATAGACACTGCTATATCGAAGGCATCATCGGCAGACTTTACAGGAATATGCGATAATGCAGTAGATATAAATAATTTCTGGAATATAAAAGCGTGGAAGGTTAAAGTAGACCCTAAAGAATTAATCGATTTACTATTCACACTACAAGATAAAAACCATTATGAGAAAATAGGTATAGAGAAGACCATATATACAATGGTAATAAAGCCTTTTCTAGATGATGAGCAACGTAAGCGTAACAAGTTTCTTCCTATAGTGGATTTACACCATAATCAAGTTCAGAAAGAATTAAGAATAAGAGGTTTAATCCCTCGATACGAAAGTGGTTCAATATTTCACATAAAGGGAGAGTGTGTAGATTTAGAAGATGACCTTCTCACCTTTCCTAGAGGACTACACGATGATGTCGCAGATGCTACAGCATATCAGTCACAAATAGCCGAAGCTCCGTTTAACGATACAGAAGAACAGATGGAGATGGTATTGAATAGACAGAATAGAGCGGCAGATCACATA